CTTCCGATCTCCTGTGCAACACCGCATCGTCTTATTTTACCGGTAGCCATTGGCTTTCTCCTTTTTTAGAGTTTTACAGAGAGCCGGGCCGGTAAGCCCGACTCCCATGTAAGATGTGTTAATACCCGAGGATTAGAAGGCTAACGGTTTCGTCTCCACCGATGACCGCCGCGGCTCCCGCTGCGTTCAACGATCTTAACCGAATAACCAATCCTGCGAATGTCGTCCATACTGTTTGACAGTTCGCATCCATCCCGAGTGTTATCTGTGCATCAACTTTCGCAATCGTGCGAATACCATGTGTTGCCGCCACTAAGGTAATCGAGTCATCGTTGCTTGTTAATGTTGCCGTAACGACGAGAACCTTATAGGCCCCGGCAAATTCCGTGGCATTTGCTACTGTGGGTGCTATTGCTGGCATAATTCATCTCCTTCTTTTAAGAAACAAAAGGATTTCTCCTTTGTTAAATACATTCACTCCTCTACCGCATACCTTATGCAGTAGAAGCAATCGTGGCCGCCGTAGCAACCGAGATCACGCCATAATCCAGGGCGTTAAACGTAGGCTTCTGAACACCGAAGATCGCTCCTACTGAGATGCCCCACTTGTTGCCGTAATCGAAGCTTTTTTCAACCCATGCGACTTCTTTACCCCAACCGATGACTCCGGCTTGCTGACCACAAAGAACCGCTCTTGCGATTGGGATATTCCCCGCCCCGCCGTTCCAGGCGTAGGTGTATTCGTGCTCATGCAGAGCAACACCATCGTAGATGCCACTAGCTCCTGAGAAAATAGGGTTCTTGTTACCGCGAATCTGTGCTTCCCTATTCTCCTGCTTATACACCGGATCCTGCCTCAGATCCGTCATCTGGTATGGGTGCATTATCATTACATAATGCTCTTTACCACCGATCCTCAACGGTGACACTTTCGGAGCAGCCAGTTTCGCCATCTGTTTCGCCGCAACGATACATTTGGTATCCATGACTTCATCCGCTGTCAAAGCCACATCCGCACCTGCATTGTTCGCCCATATCTGCCTTGCTGCTGTTGGAGCTGCGGGAACATTCGCAAACGTCGAGGTAATTAAACCACAAAGTTTATCCATGATCTCCTGATCCAACCGTTCAGCCCACCAGACCTTTAACCTACTTCTGGCCTTCGTCCGCATCTCGTATGCAGACCGTTTCTCATCCATCTTACCGGTAAGCCTTACCGCGTGGCGAAGCTGGTCAATCCGGATATCGTGGTCGTAATCCACCGTTGCCTCTTCCTGACCTTCCAACTCACCATCCCCGGTAACACCGTTACCAGAAAGCTTCATACCCAGGCCGTAAGTGAGCCGATCGCCTTTATCTTTCTTCAGATCTTCCATTTCCTGTACCATAGAAGTTTCCGAAGTCCCGATAAAACGTGTCATGTACACTTCGTCCTGAACATCCGCGAAAAGTGCTTTTCTCCACAATCTCTTGCGAAGATTTGCAATCGTTATACTATTCATACGTTATCTCCTCTGTTATACGTTCTCTGTTAAAAGTTTTTCAGAAACTTATCTCTTACATCCTTTGGCACTTTACGAAAGTCAGAAGTTGACATTTGGCTAAGAGATACAATATCGTATTCTTTGCCCTCGGAATCTTTGTAAGCGGTCCCGCTGCCTCCACCGTGGCTACCAGAAGTATCAGGCTTTTCCTTGTTCTTATTGATCTTATCGTTCTTCTTCAAAGCCCCTTCTTTTTTGATTATCTCTTCTTCCGTAGCAGTTTCGGACAACCCGACCTTCTTAGCTCGTTCCGCCAAAGTCGTTTCCTTCTTCTCTTCTTTCTTCACATCAGTACCCTTATATAACGTGCTGAACCTTCGATCCTTTATGACTAGATCGTATGTAATCAGAGCTGGATTCTTTCCCGCTTTGTAGGCCGCCTCAACTTGTTCGAGGTATTCCTTGTTCCCCTCGACAATATCCTCGGCCAGCTCCATGACCTTATCGTAGTCTGGAGCGTTATCGCCTTTGATCCGGCGTTGTTCAACAATATCCCGGGCTCCCCTTTCGGAAATGGTAACAAACTCTTTCCGAGCAGAATACGCGGCTGCCGCTTCAGCAGTATCGTCCGCCTTTTTCGCCGGTTTCTTGCTGATACTCTCAAGGACCTTCTTAAGATCCGCCTTACTGACGAAATCATCATCCTCGCCCTCAAGTAACTTCTCGAGCTCTGCCTTGCCTTCCCCATCGGCTTCCGCTGCCTTTGCAGCCTCTTCCGCCGCCTTCTTTTCCTTGATCCGCTGGAACTTCAAGCCATCTGTTTCTTCCTGGGCCGCTTGCCGTTTCTTCCGTTCAGCCCTCATCTCCCAAAAAAGACCTTTCTCTCTCTCGGAAAATCCTTCAAGATCTTCCTGTCCTTCGGGTTTATCCATCTCTTTCTCGATCTTGTCCTTTAGGTTCTCAGTTTTATCTCCTTCTTCTCCTGCATCTTCTTCGGCTTTCTTCTTCTCTTCAGCTTTCTTCTCTTCCTCGGCTTTCTTGGCCGCAACCGTCTTGGCCTTTTCTGCCGCTTCTTCATCAGCCTTCTTTTTAGCTTCGGCTGCCTCTTCGCCCTCTTTATCGCCGGACTCTGCGTTTTCGTCTATATCTTCGTAATCCTTCTCTTCAATATCGTCGTCCGCATCCTTTTCGGCCGTAGCCACGCTGTCCCCGCCTTCATTCGGATAGCTCATAACGTGCTTGGTTTCCTCTTCTGTCAGACTCTCGCCAGCATTGATCTTCCGTTCAACTTCTTGCTCATTGACTTCAGCCATCACATACCCCCTTGTTTTCGAGTATTATTTCAACTCGTTAAATCGCCCAGGGCTCCTTGCCCTAAACGTAACCCTACTTCGCGGGCTGTTCCCCCGCGGATTGCTGCTCTATAAATGCCTTTATACGTTCAATGATCTCTTTTGCATTAGGCATCGAAGAGAACTCTAGTATTACATCCGGAGGGATTACCCCTGGCATAGCTTCGGCCATCTGCATAAGGTTCTCAAAGGTTTCTTGCCTAACCGTAGCCGTATTGTCCGCCTCGGTTATGCTCATATCGTATTTACCGTCTTTTATCTGCTCAAGAAACGACATGATACGGCCATCATCTATCCCGTTCTTCTGCATAAACTCTTCGCCAAGCACCTTCCGGACAGCCGCCACATCAAAGACCTGCGGTATCATCGCATAGACCGCCGTACCAACCATCTCCTTTGTGTATCGGAAGTTCCTGAAATACTTAGCCAGTATCGTCAGGGCTTGCTTTATCCTCAAACTGATAGCCTTGCCAGAAGTGGTCTTATCCTGCATGGCCATAGCATCCGGGTTAATACCGGAGATCTCTTTAATATCCGATTCGGCCTTATCCCCTCGCAAGAGGTTACTCATATTCGTTCCGGCAGGTTCTATCCTGTTCAAATCAGTACCAGGCTTCTTCTTGAGAACTACCCCGGGAGTGGATCCCATCGTCTTGAGGTCCTTCCATCCCTGGCCACTAAGAGCGTTCTTATCCCCTATCCAGCCGCTATTTGCCGTAGTGTTCAGGATATGTAAGAACTGTGACCTGGCCTTGTTTACTTCCCGGTTCGCATCCTTGACGTTCCGAGTGATCCCTTTAACTGATAAGACATCATCCTCCGCGGATACATACCATTTAGCGAAGAAATTGAATAGCGGGAAACCCTCATAATCAGGGGCAAGGGGGCTTTTAATATCCTCCTGTAACAGTTCGCCGGCAGTAGTGGCAGCATAATACATCTCGCTGACCGACCGTTTAACGACCTTGACCTCTACCTCAACCTTCTGCGGAGCTCCTTCCAGGGCAGCTATTTCACCCACCGCCATCTGTGCCGCCATACTGATCTTCTTTGCCTGGGCGTATTCTCTCAAGACCTCTTCATGCTTATTGTCATACTCTGTCAGGATCGCTGTCCTTCTCGCCTGGGCTTCCTCATCTGTATCGAACTTCTCGAGTTTGGCCTCGTTCACATCATAGACAAAGTGCTTCTCGACGCTCTTCTTATGCCAATACTCTTTCAGGAGATACTTCTCCGGGGCATCTGAATCAATAGCGTCATCGCCCTCCGCGGAGATATCAGCAGGAGATTTGCCGTTATGGTAGTTATCCGCATCCCCTTCTTTCATGACATCTTCCGTGCCAGTACCGTAAAGATACTCCGTATTGTCTTTGGTAAGCTTGTCTATCGTCTTGCCAGCGTCCGGGTACAGCTTCTTGAGCTTCTCTTTG